GTGAGGCCAAGGACGCTTGCCCTTTTTTTGTGCAATCGGCAAAAAACGCCCATAGGCCACCAGACTGGTAGGGTATTGACCGGCAATATCTGCCGGTATACTACTGCGTTGTGGCAAATCAGAATAAAGGCTCATCGTATTCCAAAGTCGCCAAACATTTTGGCGTAAGCGCTTCCTCTGTGCAGTTTTGGGAAAAGCACGGCTTTGACAGGGACTGGTCTACGGAAGAGCAAGAAGCGTGGCGCAAGACCTATACGAAAGACCGCATCATAGAGCCTCCATTGCGCAGGAAGAAGCTGGAGTCACTTAGCCCGGCAACTACTGCCGAGCCGGTGCTCGACTACAAAGAGGCACGGACGCAAAAGCTGGCGAAGGAGATCGAACGCCTCTCTATCATCATCGGCCGCGAGAAAGGCGAACTGGTGCCCGCCGCTGACATGCGAGAGACCGCGACGCGGGTAGTCTCTGTCTGGTGCTCTGAACTGGACGCACTGGTGGGGGATCTCCCTGGGCAGTTGGCGGGACTGACCGAGGCCGAGATCCAGCCAAAGCTGCGAAGCCGCATCGAGCTGCTCAAAGCCAACGCACGGGAGGGCTTTTCCAATTTGTGAACCCGATTGCTGACGGTTCCTGCATCGGCATCCGACTCGCCTACACCGGCGACCCTTTGGACTGGTTAGAGAGCAATGTTCGTTTCCCGCACTCGTCGCGCTCCACGCATTTTGACCGGCAAACCGCCCCCTGGTGGAACGCGGTGTTTGCCGACTTTGCCGACCCCTCCTGTCGGCAGACATTCGTCCAAGCCTGCACCGGCGCAGGTAAGAGCACCGCACTAGAGGCGCTGGTGTGCTGGGCGGTGGCTCAACAGCCTGGGCCGATGCTGTCCATTACCCAGACCGACGCCACATCGGCCGAGTGGATGGCAACCAGGTTAATGCCGGTGCTCAACGCCTGCGAACCGCTGCGGGGACTGATGCCAACCAACCGGCATCACACCAAGAAGGACGGCATTTATTTTCCTCACATGCCGCTGATGCTTGGCGGTGCCAACACCAGCAACGCGCAGGAAAAGTCCGTGCAAGTGCTTTTTCTTGACGAGTGCTGGCAGTATTCCGACCTCATCACGCAGTTCAAAAAGCGCTTGCACGACCGCTGGAACGGCTACGCGCTGCTGACCTCGCAGAGCTTTGAGGAGCCTCACCAGCTCACCGAGGAGTGGAGGTCGGGCGAGGAGTTCCAATGGTGCCATCGGTGCCCGGGGTGCAGTGAGTGGGTCAAACCGGCGTGGGTGGACATTAAGTACGAGGAGGCCAAAAACGAGAACGGCGAGTGGAACTGGGGCGCGCTGGTCAAAACGGTGCGCCATGAGTGCCCCCACTGCGGGCACGTCACACCAGACACGACGGCAGCGCGGCGGGCGTTGACCCAGCGCAGCGAGTGGAGGACAGAGGGAAATGACCACGTCGAGGGCTACCGCTCCCGGCGCGTGTCCGCCCAGTCCGTTTACTGGATCCGGTGGGCCGACCTGGTGATTCAGTGGTGCCAGGCGTCCGACGCTCGACACCTCGGGGTGCTGCAGCCCACCAAAGATTTCCGCATGCAGCGCTTGGCCGAACCGTGGAAGCAGGAGGAAGAACTGCCGGCGCTTGAACTGGAGGCGTCCGAGTATTTTACAAACGAGTGGCAAGATGGCCGGCCAATGCCAGACGAGGCCGCACGGGTTTTTACCGTGGACTGCCAGCAAGATCATTATTGGGGCATCTGCCGCGTCTGGCTTAAGGACGGGCACAGCAGGCTGCTGTGGGCGGGCAAGATCCTAACCGTGGACCAGCTCCGCGAGATTCAGACTCGGCTCAAGGTGCCTGACAAGCGCACGCTGCTGGACGCTGGCAACTCGTTTCACGGGCGAATTTACGACACTTGTGCGCGCTACGGGTGGACGGCGCTCATCGGGCGCGCAGAAGATCAATTCACCGTGAGAGGGCCTGATGGCAAACCGATTCGCCGGTATTACTCGGCACCGGATCGGGTAGTGGCTCCGACGTACAAAGACCAGCACGGCAAACGCGTGTTCGTCACCTTCTTCTACTGGTCGTCAGATCCGATTAAGGACATCCTCGCAAACTTGCGAAATACTGGCTCTCCGGTGTGGGAATTTCCACAGGACGCACCGCCCGAGTATGTCCGGCACCTCAACAGCGAGCGTAAACGCGCTACGGTAGACAAACGCAGCAAGAAGACCCGACTCCGGTGGACCGCTACAGGGCGCCCAAACCACATGTGGGATGCCGAGGCCATGAACGTGCTGGCCGCCCAGATCCTTGGTATCCTACCGGATATGGCGAGCACAGCACCAGAGGTTGACGACCCCGCGCCGACAGAGTAGATTGGCCGCTCAACCAATCAACCCGAAAGGTGCGACTGGGCGAGACAACGGAAAATGACCCGGCTCTGCGTGTGCAGATGTCCGGGTTTTTCCTTGTCCCGGGAAGCTTAAATAGATGGCTCCCGATCAAAAGTTACTCCTGCAAGTTTTCCTCACGCGGGACGTGGCAGAGTTGCGCGCCATCGTGGCAAGTAAGTTTGACCTAGTGCTGGCGGGCAAAAGCTCTTTGGTTTCGTCGTCTATCGACGGCGCCGCGTTCCAGTTTAATGTGGGCGGCACTCTGTCCCCGCTGGACGTGGTAATGCTGGCACAGCAGGCTCTTAATTACAAAGCCGCGGGCATCAGCGCGCCGGTGCGCAGGACTCAGGCGTATTTCATATGAGCCTTTTTGATCGTATTAAAAAGCTGGCTGGGTTTGGCGCGCCTAAGGTGGAAGCCAACAACAGCGGCGCCTATCGTCGGCAACGACTCGTGGAGGGCGGCGTCTGGGGCGAGCCGTGGTGGAGGAACCACACCCAGAGCATCAGCAAGGAACTGACCGTTGGCGAATGGCGCACGGTGAACAGCGCGGCTCGCAAGTTGTACTGGAACAACGGCATGGTGAATGCCGCGATCGACCAGAAGTCGATGTTGTCCGTTGGAATGGCAATGCGGCCGATCTTTGTTGGCGCCGATAAAGCGTGGGGCAAGGTGGCCGAAGGCGTTTTGCTGGACTGGTTTCAGATTGCTTATTTGGACGGCAAATCTTGGTGGGAAGGGCTCCGGTTGGAGTCCACCGCTATTGACCGTGAGGGCGACCTGCTTACGATCCTAACCACGGCCGCAAGTGGCTACCCGCAACTGCAACAGGTCCCCTGGCACCAGATTGGATCCCGCGGTGACGAGGGTCCGTTGACCACTGGCCGGTACGCTGGGCTGCGAATTTACAACGGCGTCATCCTTTCCAAAACCAACCGCCCGATCGCGTACCGAATCCTTGGTGAGAACCAAGACGGATCCGAGGACCGCGACATACCAGCGCAGGCGTGCATGCTGACGATGGATCCGCGCGAGGTGGACCAGGTGCGGGGGATCTCCGCTTTTGCTCCTGCGATCCGCGATTTAATTTCCCTCAAAGACCTGGGCGACGATATTCAGTCCGCCTCCCGCATGGCTGCGAAAATCGGGCTGCTGGTGACCAACCAGCAAGGCATGGCCGACGCCAGCGACGCTTACAACGCGCTCACCGAAACCATGCCAGGCAACTGCTCGCCGGGGTTGCGCTACACGCCGATGCAGGGCGGCCGCATCGAGTATCTGACGGCTAACGCTGGCGAGTCGATTAACCAGATCGACGCCAAAATCCCCACCGAAGCGCAGGACCGGCTACAGGAGCGGCTTATCCGCAACGCACTACTGGCCGCCCAGTGGCCGCCAGAGTTCGGGTGGGACATGTCCAAGTTAGGGGGCGCATCTGCTCGCATCGTGCTGGAACAGGTCAACCGCATCACGTCCGAGCGGCACGCTTACCTGGCGGCATTTTGCAAACGCCGGTGCGCCTACGCGATTGCCAAATTCGTGGAGATGGGCATGTTGCCCGCGTACGCCGGCGCAGACAAAGACCGCGGCGGCGCCTACCAGTTCCGTTTTACCGAGCCTGCCCGACTCACCGCCGACAGCGGCTACGCATCACGCGATGCCATTGATGCGTACCGCGCCGGAATGCGCAGCATGACCGACATTCTAGCGTCGGGATCCAAGACTCTGGAGGAGCACCTTGACGAGGTGGAACGCGAAGAGCTGGAGATCAAAAAGCGTGTGGAACGCTCTGGGCTTTCGCGTGACGTGTTTGGACTTTTGACACCCAACGGCAATTCGCCGACAACTGCCCCCACAGAATGAAGTTCCAACGCATCATTGAGCAAGTTTTTTACCGGCCTTGGCTCATCACGCCGGGCGGCTACGCAGCCGTCCGCAAGCTTGTGGAGGGGCGACTGGTCCGCGCCAATGGCGACGATTATGAGGGGATGGCGGGCATGATGTCCAAGCGTGAACCCATGGAGATTGACGGGCAAGGGATTGCGCATATCTGCATCGAGGGCACTCTTGCCAAGGGCATTTCGCCAATCGAGGCGTGCTGTGGTGCGTGGGATTATGACTGGGTGGCCGATGACCTAGAAGAGGCCATGGAAGCTAACGTGCGGGGCGTGTTGCTGGAGATCAACTCTCCGGGGGGCAGTTGCTCGGGGTGCTCCGAAATCACCGACCTCATTCAGTTTCTGAAGGTGCCGATTGTGGCCTACTCCGACGACACCGCATGCTCGGCGGCGTACAACATCGCGGTAAGTTGCGATAAGGTGTACGGCTCCGTGGGATCCACCTGGGGCAGCATCGGCACCATCATTCCTTGGGTGGACCAGTCCGCCATGTATGAGGAAGAGGGGCTCAAGTGGGACCCCATCACGTCTGGGCCGCTCAAAGGTGCAGGCATGGGACCGTCACTGACGCCAGCTCAGCGCGCCAGCCTGCAACAGCTCGTGGACGACAGCTTCTCGCAGTTTCGCGACAACGTCCTCAGGAACCGGCGCGTGGCCGATGAGTTTATGACCGGCGCAGCCTACCTCGCACCCCGGGCAAAGGCCGCCAACCTGATCGACGGCATCGGGAATCAGGAACTTGCATACGGTGAGCTTTTGAGTATGATTGGCGCGTAGTTTCATTTGGTTTTGTTGTCTCCGCCCGCACCGAGTTTGGTTTCTCGGTGCGGGCTTTTACTTGTCCCGATTTGCATTGGTAGATGGATCATCTACCCAACACCCTGACTGACGCGCTGGCCGCGCTCTCTGCCGCGCAGGCAGACGTGAGCGCTCTCAACGCACTAAGCGCAGAGCACACCGCACTGGTGGCAACCTTTGACGCGCTCAAGTCCCGCGCCGCAGAACTGTCCGCCGCGCTGGATATTGCAAACGCAAACAATCTTGACCTTGCAAAGGCACTCGACGCCGTAAAAGCATCCGAAGCCGAAGCGTCCGCGAAGGCAAACGCCATCGTAGCTAATCTGGGAGTTGCTCCCGTCACGATCCACTCCGAGCAGGCAACTGCACCCACGACTCAAGATGAGCTTTGGGCGCACTATCGCACGCTTGGGTTGAATGAACGTAACGCGTTCTTCCAGGCTAACAAAAAGCAGATGCAGCTCTCCTAACTCCAACTAAAATAATCATATGGCACTCAGTGGCAATTTCCTCGCCCAGATTTCTCAAACCTCACTCCCGTACCTAACGAACGCTTTTGCGCCGTTGGCCGGAATCACATTGGACTTTTCTAGCGACGTTGCGTCCGCTGGTCAGTCCGTCACAACTCGTTTCGCCACCGTTCCTTCCGTGGTTGACGTCACCAGCGTTGGGTACGCTCCCGTCGCCGGTGACACCACCGCCCGGACGATCACTTTGGATCAGCACCAAGCTGTGACGCTCGGGTTTACGGACATCGAAGTCCTTCAGTCTTCGATCAACTTTGAACGCCTTTTTCTTGCTCCTATGGTGCAAGCTTTGGGCGCCAAGGTGTTTGGCGATCTGTGGAACTTGGTTACTGCTGCCAACTTCGCGCAGACTCCCTTGTCCTCCAGCGCTGCCAACTTTGATCGCAGCGACGTAATCGACCTCGGCGTGACGCTGACGCAGACGCTCAAGGCGCCAAAGATGGGCCGCGCAGTTTTGATGAATCCCACCTACTACGGTGCGATTTCCAAAACGTTCATCAGCGCAGAAATCCCCGGCATCACGCCTTTCAAAGCTGAAGGCACCGTGCCGCGTGTTTCGGGTTTCGACATCTACGAAAGCGACTTGTGCGACGTGAACGGCGAAGCATTGGCCGGTTTTGCAATGCACTCTAGCGCGCTCATCATGGCAGCCCGCCGTGTGAATCCCGAAGCCGCTCTTCAGGACTCGATTGAAATTGCTGAAGTGGTTGTTCCTGGCCTTGGACTTCCGGTCAGTTTTCGTCGTTTTTACTCGCGTGAAAGCGGAAAAACCTGTGTTTCAGTCAGTTGTATTTACGGAGTCGCAAAGGGAACGAACATGGGCGTCCGTATCGTCACCCCCTGATTCTGACAGACTCAAAAGCCGGGGTTCTCCTAATCGGGAGGGCTCCGGCTTTTTACCGATTATCCCAAAATGAAAATCTCCTTAGTTCTCGAAGATCTCGGTGCGGGCCCGCAGGTAATCCTTTCCACTGGCTCTCCCGACGAAGCACGCCGGTTTTACAAAGCGCATAACAACCCTGGGCGCGTGTATCTGGTGTGCAACCCTACGCCGGAAGGGTCAAAGCTCAACAAGGGCATCCTAGAAGCTCCCAAGGTAGTTTCCCGCCGCAAGGCTGAACCGCTGCTCTAATGTCAGAGTGGACCGCCATCACCGAATCCGCAATGAGTCAGGCATTAGACTACATGCAGGCCGACTCCGTCACATACAACGGCGTCACAGTGTTTTCGGTGGCAAGTGAGAAGACTTCTGACCTGTTGGCGATGGGCGGTTTTGAGCAGCACTTTGTTGGCTTTGTGCGGCTGCTAAAAGCTGGTTTTCCTGAACCAATTAAAGGCGCCAAGCTGACCGTGAACGGCACCGAACGGCGCATCACGAGCTGGGACGAGGATCCTATCTCGTGGAAGTTGTACCTGGAGGACATCACCCGATGATCGACGGCGTTTTCTCCGCAGCCGTGCAGGCCGCTCTTTCGCTGGCCCTTCCGGGGGTGTACGTCGGGGAGGCGCAAGACGACCGAGCAATTCCGGCAAAGGCCGTGCTGATGGAGCTTCAAAGCGACGTGGTGGTTGGCTCCCCGCTGCAACGTGGCAACCTGACGTTGTCAGTGTGTTTGCAGGCCGACGATTTCACGCGATCCGACCAGGCTGCTTTTGCAAGTCAAGTGGACGCTGCCATGCGCACTTTGGTTCTAGTTTCTGAGGCGGTGCAACTCTACGGGGTTGTGGCGCAATCAACCGACAATCTCCGCGACGAGCGTCACTGGCGCACGTCGTTACCCTACATTGTGGGCTTTGGGCCCAAACCATAAACACCTATGCCTACATCATTTGGAGCAGTCACATTTGGAGTCACAGCACCAACCGGCTACCTGCAAGAGTCTAGTCAGGAAACGACTGTGGAGCTTTCCACAATCCGTGACGAAAACGGAAAAACCGTGCTCGTGCAGCCCAAGCCGCGCAGCGTGGTGACGACCACCGTCAAAACAAAGGGCGACGCTGATTTCACTTCGATTACGATTGGCAACATGGGAACTAGCGCAACTGTTACCGGCTCAAAGGTTTCTCAAACCAATGACGATTTCACAACGGCAGAAATCACTTACACGGAG